GGTATCAGCCTGGCGCTTGCCGGCCAATCAAACTAGGTCTTTTGAAATTCCTTACACTTATAAGTCTATTAATGCTGATGGCGTTAGACAAGGCGTATTAACTGTAATAATTGACAGAGATAACGAAAAAATATCAGTATCAGACGAATATGAATTTATTGGACAAGATACTAGCCTAACTGGGGCCGGAAATAACTTGACATTTAGAGGAAAACTTGTTAATATAACGAGTGGGGATGTTGCAGACGCAGACAATGACACTGCCTATATTGAAATATATAATGGCACAACTGAGTCTACTGTAACGTTACCAACAATAACTTTTACTCTATCGTCAAGGTCTTAATGTTTACGAAAAATTTTGAAGAACAACTAGCAGCCTGGAAAACATTTAGAGAGTCATTAGAGACAGTTGAAGAACCATTTCAGCATGTCCGAGACTTTTATAAGAATGCTCCACTGAAAAGAATTAGCTGGGATCCCTGGGATCAAAGCTCTTGGGCAAGTCCTTGGGAGCTTCTAGAAGAGAACCAATATTGCGAGTTTGGAATCGTATTGGGAATGTGTTATTCCCTACAGTTAACTGAACGCTTTTCAGAGAGTAAATTTGAGATACATATTTGTACGAATAATAAAAAGTCCGAGACCCACTACTTATTATTCGTAGATAATAATATAATTAATTATAACAATGAAGTGGTTTCACGAGAGGAATTACCGGATGCTATATTTTCGCAACGAGTTTACATCATGCCCCAGCTCCACTAAATACCTCAGCAAATATAAACATTTTAACTAGATAGAAACAGGAGTCATTCATGTCAAACGGCATTCATATTGTAAAACGATCAGGCGGTGCAGAACCAATTAACATTAATAAAATACACAAAGTGGTAGAACATGCATGTGAAGGTTTAGCCGGCGTAAGTAGCAGTCAAATTGAAATGAATGCTAACTTACAGTTTTATGATGGTATGAGTACTAGTGAGATACAAGAAGTATTAGTACGCTCGGCCAACGATCTTATTAGCCTAGACAATCCAAACTACCAATATGCGGCTGCAAGATTGCTAACTTACGGATTATACAAACAAGTGTTTGGAGAATTTTTAGCAGTTAGTTTTAAACAAATTATTGATCAAAATATCGAACGTGGGTTATATGATCCTGAAATACTAAACAGTTATACCGACGAAGAAATTGAAACGTTGAATCGTTACATTCATCACAAGCGTGATGAGAACTTTACCTATGCAGGTATGAGACAAGTAGTTGATAAGTATCTAGTACAGGATCGATCTACAGGAGAGATATTTGAAACTCCTCAGTTCATGTATATGATGATTGCGGCAACATTGTTTGCTAACTATCCAACAGAAACACGTATGCATTACGTAAGGAGATACTACGATGCGACCTCACTATTTAAAGTCAATATCCCAACCCCAGTCATGGCAGGCGTCAGGACCCCTGTACGTCAGTTTGCAAGTTGCGTACTTGTTGATAGTGATGACACTTTGGATAGTATTTTTGCTAGTGATATGGCTATTGGCCGCTATACTGCTCAACGTGCGGGCATTGGCATTAACGCTGGTAGAATACGCGGAGTCAACGCAAAAATACGTGGCGGAGAAGTGGCGCACACTGGTATCGTTCCGTTTTTAAAGAAGTTTGAATCAACTGTACGTTGTTGTACACAGAATGGTGTACGTGGCGGTAGTGCTACTACACACTTCCCGTTTTGGCATCAAGAGATTGAAGACATCCTTGTGCTGAAGAACAACAAAGGCACAGAGGACAATCGTGTACGTAAATTAGATTACAGTATACAGTTAAACAAAACAATGTATGAAAGGTTGTTATCTGGTCAAGATATAACTCTTTTCTCGCCGCATGATGTACCGGGTTTGTATGAAGCATATTTTGGCGATGCAGACGAGTTCAAAGAAATGTATGAAAAGTACGAACGTGCTACAAGCATTAAGAAAAAGAAAGTATCAGCAATGGACTTGTTCTCAGCGTTAGTAAAAGAACGTGCAGAGACAGGACGTATATACATCATGAATGTTGATCATGCTAATACACACAGCTCATTTAAAGACACAGTGTACATGAGTAACTTATGTCAAGAAATTACATTACCAACAAAGCCACTTAATCATATTGACGATCCAGAAGGTGAAATTGCTTTATGTATTTTAAGTGCTATCAACGTAGGTACTATAAGAGATTTAAATGATCTAGAAGAACTATGCGAACTAGCAGTAAGAGCATTAGAAGAAATTATTGATTATCAACGCTATCCAATTAAAGCGGCAGAGATTAGTACAAAAGCAAGACGCTCGTTGGGCGTAGGCTACATTGGACTAGCTCATTATCTTGCAAAGAATCACGTTAAGTATGACGACAAAGAAGCCTGGAAGATAGTACACGATCTTAGTGAAGCGTTCCAATATTACTTGTTAAAAGCATCTAATAAACTTGCACAAGAACGTGGTGCTTGTGAGTACTTTGACCGCACTAAATATAGTGACGGCATTCTTCCAATTGACACTTATAAGAGTGACGTTGATAATATTGTGGAGAACAAGCTAAATTATGATTGGGATACTTTACGAGTTCAGATCAAAGAACACGGTCTTAGGCACAGCACATTGTCCGCACAAATGCCTTCGGAGAGCAGTTCCGTTGTGTCGAACGCAACAAACGGAATTGAACCACCTAGAGGTTACTTGTCCGTTAAGAAGTCCAAAAAAGGGCCTCTTAAGCAAATTGTTCCACAGTATCAAACATTAAAAAATCACTATAGTTTACTATGGGATATGCCAAGCAATGAAGGCTATATTAATGTAGTTGCTGTAATGCAGAAATTCTTTGATCAGGCAATTAGCGGCAACTGGAGTTACAATCCAACACACTTCGAAAATAACGAAGTACCAATGAGTGTTATGTTACAAGATTTATTAAACACTTACAAGTACGGTTGGAAGACATCGTACTATCAAAACACTTATGATTATAAAACTGATCCAAGTGAAATAGAAGAAGAAGCACAACAAGTAGAATTAGCACCTAGTGAAATAGACGAAGGTGAAGAATGTGAGGCATGTGCAATTTAGTGGTTGACTTATCAAGATAAGTAAGTTACTATATAAAGACAGAGATAGAGGAAGCAAGATGGCAAAAACTGTATTCAATAAAGAAAAGGTGGATTTCACCAAACAAAATATGTTCTTCGGAGCAGATCAAAACACACAGCGTTATGATGTATTTAAATTTCCTGTGTTTGACAAACTTAATCAAACAATGCTTGGTTATTTTTGGCGACCTGAAGAAGTAAGTCTACAAAAAGACAGAGCAGACTTTGCAAACTTCCGCCCTGAGCAGAAGCACATCTTCACTTCCAATTTGAAATATCAAACACTACTTGACAGTGTCCAAGGACGTGGTCCGTGTCTAGCATTTTTGCCGCACGTTTCACTTCCTGAACTAGAAGGCTGTATTGTTACTTGGGACTTCTTTGAAACAATTCACTCACGTAGCTACACACATATTATGAAGAACGTGTACGCTGACCCGTCAGAAGTATTTGATACTATTTTAGATGATGAGAAGATTATTGCTCGTGCAACTAGTGTAACCAAACACTACGATGCATTTACAGAAGCCGCTGATGCGTATACACATCGCAACAAAGGCAACATGCGTGATGTTAAGAAGAAACTTTATCTTGCAATGCAAACGGTAAACATCTTAGAAGGTTTACGTTTCTATGTAAGTTTTGCATGTACCTTTGCATTTGGTGAGTTAAAACTAATGGAAGGTTCTGCAAAGATTATTTCATTAATTGCTCGCGATGAAGCACAACACTTAGCACTAAGCACACACGTATTAAAGTTGTGGGCAAACGGCAAAGACGATCCAGAAATGGCAGAGATTGCTAAAGAGTGTAAAGAAGAGGTATACGATCTGTGGCGTGAATGTGTTGCAGAAGAAAAAGACTGGGCAGACTATTTGTTCAAAGACGGCAGTATGATTGGTCTTAATGATAAACTGTTACATCAATATGTAGAATACATTGCGAATAGAAGACTTAAGGCGCTGGGATTAGATGCTATATTTGATGCTCCAGTAAATACTAACCCGCTACCGTGGACACAACATTGGCTATCTAGTTCAGGCTTGCAAGTTGCACCGCAAGAGACAGAAGTTGAAAGTTATATCATTGGTGGCATCAAACAGGATGTTGATAAAGACAGCCTAAAAGGATTCAGTTTATAATGATTGAAATTTATGGAAAACCACAATGCCCTTACTGCGATAAAGCAAAAGCAATTTGCGAAATGCGTCAGTTAGAGTATACGTACAAAACACTCGGCACCGATTATACTAAGGAAGAACTGTTAGAAAACTTCCCAGGTGCCCGTACAGTGCCACAGATCCGTATTAACGGAACAGCAATTGGCGGCTACGATCAGTTTAGTACATACTTAGAAGAAACCGGCTATAATGGCACGGGACATACACTTTAGAAAGGTAACACCACATGGCACTTAGAAAACCTCGTAAAACTACAGGCGCTAAGAAAATTAAACCAGCGGCAACGCGAGCCACTAAAAAGGCTATTAAACGAAGATAAAAAATATGTTATTAGAAACCCCATACAAAATTGGAGACACAGTCTCTTTTAAATTAAGTTCAGGCGAAGAACTAGTAGCTCGATTAGAAGAAGAATCGGCTACTGCATACAAATTGCACAAACCAATGGTTCTTATTGCACAACAGCAAGGACTAGGTCTAGCACCATTTATGTTCGGAGTATCACCTGATGCAAAATTTGTACTGCAAGCACACTCGGTAAGTTGTCTTGCTAAAACAGAAACAGAAATTGCAAAACAGTATACTTCACAAACTACCGGTATAGCACTAAGTTAACTACTAGCCCGTCTAGTCCGATAAATATACTAAAGGATAGTATATGATTAGACGTGGCGCACCATTTGACAAAGATAACTTTTTTAATATTCCGCCTATTGATGCCGGAGATATTAATCCCGTATATGACACTGTAATTTCTAACATAGACGGTGGAAACTTTGCGGATGTTCCTGAACAATATTTTGACGGCGGCTATATTCCGCTGTTAGGAACAGCTTCATATGATCCTAATATTTTATATGGAAGATTTAGTCCATTAATTGAGGATGATGCATAATGTCAGACGTACCTGAGCGGGGATCAGTACTTGTAAGACGTGGCCCTACTAGTGATAGAGAAGGGTTTACACCGTTAAGTGGCGAAGTAATATACGATACTACCAATAAGCAGTTATATGTTGGAGACGGTCAAACAGCAGGCGGAAAGCCAGCATACGGTGACAAAGCAAAAGTTGATAGTGAAGGCAACATCACTGAACTTTATTTGCAAGGCGAACAAGATCGCCCAGCGGCATCAAGTGGTCTTTTTAGATATAATCCGGCAACACAAAGTTTAGAATATTCCGACGGCAGTGAATACTATCTAGTTGCATCAACTCCATTTAACACAACAACGAATGTATTATACGTATCGCCAAACGGCAGAGACGATAACCTATTTGGTGTTAAAAGAGGCCGCACACCAGGCACTGCCTTTGCTAGTTTAAATGCTGCTTGTAGAGAAGCCGAACGTGTTGTTAACCGAGCGTCAAAAGGATTAGGTCCATATCAAAAATGGATCACATACGATAGTCAAGTACAACAGCAACGTTCTTATATTGTATCAATTAATGATGTAGGTGACTTTAAAGATATTGCAGTTTTTAAAGGCTCTGCTGAACTAGATGCTACAACTGAGTTACGTAGTGGGTTTAGAGTCATTGGACAAACTAGTGGCGCAGTAGGACTTATTGAAGAATACAATGTAAACTCAGGACAAACTGCTGACCAGCTAATTATAAAAGTTGAAGAAGGAACATTTGTACTAGACGAACAACTAAAGTTTGGTAATCCAATACCTGGAGTTCCATATAGCGAGTATCAAGCAGCCGGAACAGAATATCCTGAAATAACAATTAGACTTGAAAGTGGTATTTACTTTGAACATTTTCCAATCAAAGTACCAAATAATACTTCTATCAAAGGCGATGAATTTAGACGTAGTATTGTAAGGCCGCGCCCTGGTGCTAGTGCTAGTCCTTGGGCAAACACTCGATTCAAACGTGGTGCTGAACACTTAAACTTAGATCCGGCAGTTGTTGGTGATAATCCATTTGGTGCGCATTACCTAGCAGATAGGTCTACTGACATATATGCTTATGCAGAGAATGTAGGCGACTACGACGAAGCATACAAAACACTTTCTACAATGCAGAACAAGCAAGTATTACAAGACAGTGTTATAAACTTTATTACTACTACATATCCAAGTTTAGAATATGACGAACAAAAGTGTAGACGTGATGTAGGATATATAGTCGATGCTGTTGCATTAGATATGTTGTATGGTGGATATCAAGAAACATTATTTTCTGCACTAACATATCAAGGACAGCTACCAGCAGACCAAGTTACAGAAACTGCCGCAGCAATCACTCATTTAAAAATACAAATGAGTGCATTAGTTGAAAGTTCAGAACAAAGTGTAGTTGAGGATTTAGTTGGATCTGTTGTTGAAGTTATAAATGGAAACTTCAACGCACCTAAAGCTAATGACGAGATGGATGTGTTCTTAATGAATGACGCAACCATCATAAGAAATATAAGTGTACAAGGTCATGGCGGATTTATGGAAGTACTTGATCCTGCAGGACAGATACTTACCAAATCTCCTTACACACAAACAGCATCTAGTTTTTCAAAATCTATAGCACCAGACGTATTGTTTGGTGGGGGTATGTTTATCGACGGCTTTGCTGGTAATTTAGACGCACGTTTAAAACAAGCCAATAGCACTACTGAAATTATTATTGATAATGTATATAGACAGCCTCAAACTCCAACCAGCTTCTTTATTGACGGGACAAGATTTCAAGTAGACAAAGCAGATACAGTTGGTGTCGCAGCCGGAGAATATAGATTACTATTAAACCCAGCAACGCCTTGGGAATTACCATACTATCAAATCGTAAACGAATTAGCATCTGCATTACCTAGCTTACCTTACAATATAGAATTACTAAGTGCTGGTAATATATCAATGCTTGGCAACGACTTTACACAAGTGAACGACTTAGGCTACGGAGTATATACTACAAACAATGCACGATGCGAGCTTGTTAGTGTGTTCTGTTACTACAATCACATAAGTTATCTAGCTGAAAACGGCTCAGACATACGTTCGTTAAACGGTTCAACAGCATATGGAGATTTTGCTCTTGTTGCTAAAGGTAGTGATCCGCTAGAAGTAAGTGACCAAGTATTTGTAGCAGAAGATACAGTACAAATTGCCACAGTAAAAACAACTGGAGATTATCCTAACCAACGTGGAGACACAGTAGTTTATGTTATTAATCCAAGTTATGCACCATTCAATGTAAGTGAACTAGAAATTGACCACAACGGTGTAGCTGACATGAATGGTGACCCAGTTTACTTAAACAGATATGAAGTAACTAACATTACATCAATTGACGGGACATCGCCGCAGATATATGCACTTAATATTGCCCAAGGTGCAGCAGATAATCCTGGAATACAAGTAGACATTCCAGATGCAACTAAAATAGTTATTAGATCAAATCAAGTTATAAAATATGATGGTATTATTGATGTAAATCCAACTCGTCCTAGTACAGCATTAGTTTATGACGATGACCCTGATAAAGTATATCGTGTACTAGCATATGATGTAGCAAACTTACCTTCAAACGAAGCACGTATTACACTTCGTGAAAGTTATGATTATGTTAAACTTGTTATTGACGATACGGCAGGTAGTGTAGCAGGATCCGGACAAGTTGGCGACACAACAATACGTCTTGACGTTGACTTAGACGCAAACGAATCAGCCAGGATACTTGGAGCAATTACCAACAGTAAACAATATGTGTTTGGTTTTGACGGAACAATGCACCAAATTACTGCATATAGAGATAAGGCAACAACTGGACAACTTTATGCAGAAGTAGATGTAACACCTGCACTAACAAGATCATTTAGTGTATACCCTGATGCTCCTACAATGCGAGCTGGAGTACCTGCAAATACTGTTGCTAGAATTACAGTTGGTATTAGTACACTGAGAGTTACAGGACACGATCTATTAGACATTGGAACAGGCAGTTATCAAACATCAAGTTATCCAAGAGAAATTTATGGCCAACCTGAAATACCGGCAAGTCAACCTCGTGAAGTAGTTGAAGAAGGCAAAGGACGAGTGTTCTATGTAACTACCGACCAAGACGGTAATTTTAGAGTTGGCGAATATTTTAAAGTTGACCAAGGAACAGGTACTGTTACATTCTCAGCAAGTATTGCTCTTTCAAACTTAGATGGTATTGGATTCAAACGTGGTGTCGCAGTTAGTGAATTTTCAACTGACGATGCAATGACAGACAATGCAAGTGATACTGTACCGACTGAAAGTGCAGTACGCAGTTATGTAAATAGAAGACTAGGACTTACACATGCCGGACTTAGTGTTCCTGCTAAAATAGGTCCAGGATATTTAGATTTAACAGCAACACAGCCTTTAGAAGGCAATTTAGATCTAGCAAATTACAAAATAGAACGTGTTGCAGACCCTGTTTCTGATTTAGATGCAACTAATAAATTGTTTGTAGAAACATATGCTAATAGTAAAACATTTGAAGTTAATAGTTTGAGTGCAAATGTAGACAATAGTATAACATTAGTAACAGACGATATTGACGAAGGTGTAACACCTACAAATTTATATTTTACAGACGCAAGAGCCCAAGCAGCTATTAGTGCAACCGATGCTGGCGGAGATGGAAGTTTATCATACGACGATACTAACGGTACAATTACTTACACTGGTCCTAGTGCCGCAGAAGTAAGAGCGCATTTTAGTGCCGCACAAACTAGTGACGGAAATACTAGATACGGTGGACTAGAATACGATAGTGGTAACGGAACATATACATACAGCGGAATAACACTTGACGAAATTCGTGGTGCATTTACCGTAACAGGTAGTATTAGTTATAATGCGGCCACTGGTGAAATAGAATTTGACGAAAAGACAGATGGTGATATTAGAGGCCTGTTTAGTGCAAGTGGTGACTTAGTATATAATTCTGGTACAGGTGTATTCAGTATAACCAAATACACTAATGCCAATGCAAGGACAGCAGTGTCGGTCAGTGATACTGCCGACCCGGTTGGTGACGAATACTACGGAAGTTTATCATACAATTCAACAAACGGAATTATTAGTTTAACAGGAACAGCTCGTAGCGAAATACGAGCAGCTATTAGTGTTAGTGGAGATCTAAGTTATAATTCTAATACCGGAGTTATTAGTTACACTGACACAGATAGAAGTGATACTGCTATTAGAGGGTTAATTAGTGTTAGTGGCGATTTAGGCTATGATAGTTCAACTGGTGTAATTAGTTTTACCGCAGGAGAAGTTGGTAGTGGCGATGTACGAGGATTTGTTAGTGCAAATGATAATGGCGGATTAGGATCATTTAGTTACACTGAAAGCTCAGGTGTATTTGATTACACTGGTCCTAGCAATAGTGATATTAGAGGATTGATTAGTGTTAGCGGTGATTTAAGTTATGACAGTTCGACTGGTGTAATTAGTTACTCAGATGCCGCAGCTAGGACCGAAAGCGAGATTAGAGCCTTGTTTAGTGCTAGTGGAGATGTTAGTTATGACTCGTCAACTGGTGCGTTTAGTTTCTCTGAGACAGCTCAAAGAACTGATGGCGCTATTAGAAATTTGTTCACTGGTGGCGGAGATTTAAGTTATAACAGTATCAGTGGAGCATTTAGTGTTACAAAAACCAAAGTAGGTATTTCAGGCAGCGAAGCAAGTGGAACTATTACTATTGCAGGTGCCGGTAGTGTTACAGCAACACAAAACAGTAATACAGTTACACTGACAGGTGTTGATACTACATATGCATTAAGTGTAGAAAATGTTGGTACTGATGTATTAGACGGACAGACTAGAGTCCGACTAAGTGACGGTGCAACAAATCAAGACGTTATAATAGTAGGCGGCAATGCTATTGAAGTTACCGGAACTGCTAGTTCTGAAACGATAACAATTGATCATGCTGACACTTCTAACAATCAAGCAAGTGTCAGCAACACAGCAGACGACACAGTCATACAAAGTATTAGTATTGATGACTTTGGTCACATCACTGATATCAGTTCTAAAACACTCAGCATAGAAGATTTAGGTACACTTGCTGACTTAGGTTACTCAGGTACAGCTGATGCCAATACTTATGTATTACCGGCTACAAACATTGCTGAAGCAGAAGTAGACGGCAATACTCTTACGTTATTCCAAGAAGATGATACTGAGGTCACTTTTACAAATACAACTTATTCAACTGCAACAAGTACAACACTAGGACTTGTTAAAATTGGATATACTGAAAGTGGTAAGAATTATCCAGTTGAATTATCAAGTGGTCAAATGTATGTTAATGTACCTTGGACTAATACATTTAGAGCTATAACTGACACACCTACTGACGGAGCAACTACTACAAGTATTAGCTCTAATTGGGCATTTGATAATGTTAAAACAGCAGTACCGGCCAATGCATTGTTTACAGATACTAATACATTTAGAGACATTAGTAGTACTCCTACTGACGGAGCAACTACTACAAGTATTAGCTCAGACTGGGCATTTGATAATGTTAAAACAGCAGTTCCAGCAAATGCATTGTTTACAGATACTAATACTAATACTGTGACTAGTGTAGGCATAGCTGGAAGTGAAACTACAGGTACAGTTACTATTGTTGGCGCAGGTAATGTTACAGCAACACAAAGCGGCAGTACTATTACACTAACAGGTAGTGCTAGTGCTACAGATGTTGCTGTTACAAATACATCAACTAGTAATTCTGAATGGAATGTTGCGTTTGTTGCAGACGATGGCGCACAAAGTATCAACATTGATAAACATACAAGTGGCACAGGAGGCCTAACTTATATACCAACATCAAGTACACTAAGATGTACATCATTTGCTGGTAATTCAAGTACTGCTAACTATGCTGACTTAGCGGAAAAATATACTAGTGATGCAGAATACGAAGTTGGAACTGTTTTACAATTTGGCGGTGAAGCTGAAGTAACTTTATCAGAATATGCTTCTACAAAAGTAGCAGGAGTTGTATCAGAGAAACCTGCTTACTTGATGAATGCAGAGATAGAAGGTGTAGCAATAGCATTACAAGGCAGAGTACCTTGTAAGGTATGGGGCCAAGTTAGAAAAGGCGACATGATGATATCTAGTAAATATAAGGGATATGCAGAAGCAAGTTCTTTTATCGGTGGAGCAATAATTGGTAAAGCACTTGAAGATAAAACAACAGACGGTGAAGGAATTATCGAAGTAGTTGTAGGAAGATTATAATGCCAGAAGTAGTAAGAACAAATGTAGACGCACACGAAGGACACGAATCACCTAGTCCAGGACCTTTCCATCAAACATCATACAAAGAAGGATCTCCTGATGTGTTTACTAATAACGAAGCAACTGTCAGAGTAGGAGATACTACAGTTTGTGGAGATCCAGCAGATGCAGGATCAGATACAGTGTTTGTTAACAACATACCAGTACACCGAAAAGGTGATGCAACCAAAGGTCATGGTAGTTGGGTTCCGAATGCAGCAGACACAGGATCTGATAATGTTTTTGCAGATTCATAATAAACCACATTTAAGACCCCTTAAACACACGTTTATTAAATAAAATTACATTAACAAAAAAGGAGAAGTATAATGGCAAATCACGACGAAATCGTACAGGCATTTAATAACTACTTAATCGAACATGAAACGTTCGAAGGTAAAGGCGTAAAAGCCGCGGCTGCAAGAGCTAGAAAAGCATTGGGTGACTTAGGCAAACTTACAAAAGAACGCCGTAAAGAAATCCAAGAAAAAAAGAACGCTATGTAATGAGCGGGCAGAGGCGTTGGCTCAGGACCTGGGCTCGCACTGTAGGTATGCCTATTGGGCTTACTGATGATGACAAGCCAGAATTCCTTCCAATCACTCAACGTAGTGTAATGAAGGCGCTGGCTTTTCGCACCTTTTGGATAGTGTTACACGTTGTAACCTGTTTTAGTATTATTGCTGGCAACGGCAGAAACTTAGGAATTTGGTAAATGGATCAAAGAATACATTCTATTCTCGATAAAGAAGTAGATAGACAATCAAGTACTATCGAACTTATTGCAAGTGAAAACTTTGCAAGTAAAAGTGTAATGGCACTGTCAGGCAGTGTGTTTACTAACAAGTATGCGGAAGGTTATCCAGGCAAGCGTTACTACAATGGTTGCGATCATATGGATGAAATTGAAACACTAGCAATTGACCAACTAAAAGAATTGTATGGTTGTGAGTTTGCTAATGTACAACCACACTGCGGAGCAAATGCTAACACAGCAGTATATCAAGCATTTCTAAAACCAGGTGATAAAATACTCGGAATGGACTTGGCTAGTGGAGGACACTTGTCACATGGCAGTCCGCCAAATATCTCAGGCAAGATTTACGAAGCACACACATACGGCGTGAAAGAAGATGGCTGGCTAGATTATCCAGCAATTATGGCACAGGCAAAAGAAGTACAACCTAAGATGATTGTTGCTGGCGCAAGTGCATATCCACGTAGTATTGATTGGAGTATGTTTAGAGCTATTGCAGATAGTGTAGGTGCATTGTTGTTAGTAGACATGGCACACTATTCAGGACTAATTGCAGGTAATGCATATCCTAGTCCGTTATCATATGCAGACATAGTAACAAGTACTACACACAAGACTCTAAGAGGCCCACGCGGCGGTATTATACTATGGAATAATCCGGACTATTCGAAACGTATCAATAGTGCTATTTTTCCAGGTACACAAGGCGGTCCGTTGATGCATATTATTGCAGCCAAGGCACAGTGCTTTATAGAAGCAAACACAGCAGAGTTTAAGGAATATAGCGCCAATGTAGTACAAAATGCTAAAGCTATGTGTGACGTGCTTAGACAGCGTGATATAAGCGTACAGACAGGTGGCACTGACTCGCATATTATTTTAATGGATTTAAGTGATAGTAAGCATAGTGGAAGACAAGCAGCAGATTTATTAGAGGAAAATGGTATCACAGTTAACAAGAACGGTGTGCCTAATGATCCAAGGTCGTTTGTGGAAACAAGTGGTATTAGGATTGGCACGGCTGCTGAAACTACTCGAGGACACGACGAGATGTGGTTTAGACAACTCGCACACAGGATTGCTGATATTCTCGAATGAGGTATTACTTAGGATCATGCGAATATAAATGGAAACATGCTGAAACTGATCTAGAATCAATATGGATACAACGAGAAGTAACTGCTGAAGTTTATAAACTAATTGAAGAAAACGACTGGGAGTGGATTTGGTTGCGATCAAACAGTCAAACTCTCCCAAGCGATGTATATTGCCGTTGTGATATCTATGTAGAAATACCAAACTCTAAACAAGCAACGTATTTTGTACTTAAATATCCGCAAGCAACACTAACGGAGAAAATACTATGATGTGGATTGATTATACTGTAGAAAGTGCAGGAGAAAATTTTACTATTAAAGGTGACTGGCCCGGAGAAGTAATGGGCATACAGCAAGATGGTACACCTAAAGACCACTGGTTATACAAGCCGGGCGATGTTTTTATTGTTAACGAAAACGGCTGGTTAATAAAATCAGATGAATTATCAGCAATGGTATTAAAATACGAGAGTAAAAATAATGAAGTGTAAACAAGGTGATTTAGCAGTTATAAAATATAGTGTTAATCCTGAGAACGTCGGACGCATTGTAAAAGTTGCTGAATTCATTGGACATTTTGAAAGAGGTACACATTTTCATTTTAACGGGATGATGTGCCAGGCTGCTGTTACAGATAACTTTTGGTGGATCGAAGCAGAGGACCTAAGTATTATGCTCGGCCCATCACCACGTGCATATATTGCAGACACTTGGTTAGAACCAATTAAACCTAAAAAAGACGAAGGCTTAACTGCTGAAGAAATAGAAGACAGAAAGTTTGCTATGGATTTAATCTTAGGTTGACAATCAGAACAAACGACTGTATAAATATACTTGTAACGTTGAAGCAATTCAAACGGCATACAGGACCCGGGGGCGGTACCCGGCGGCTCCACCATAAGCGCACTGCAATGTCCTCTAAGGAACAAGCGTCTAACTTGTGTGTAGTGTGTTTATGATGGGGCCGAAATAGGATCGACTGGTGTTTAATAGGAGAGTGGAGTTGCCCGGATGTAAGCTCGGTTAACGCGAACAAACTTAATAATTGCAAACGCGAATTATT